CTCAAACAAATCGACAACCGTGGATTTTCAATCAAGAATGCTTTCGACATCATCAAGTATTATGCAATTAGATGACAACAGTTGAAAAGAAAAACGAAGTCTTCCTCAAGATTGACGCCGAGCAACACATTCATAAAGAGTTATCGGAATACTTTTGTTTCGATGTCCCAAATGCAAAGTTTATGCCTCACTATAAGAAGAGGCATTGGGACGGGAAGATTCGTCTCTATTCACCTGGCACAGGAGAGATCTATGTAGGTCTCTATAATTACCTTAGAGAATTCATGTCCAAGAAAGGATATGAATACACCATCAAAGACAATAAGTTTTACGGTCTTCCTGAGGGAGAAGAAGAGTATGTCAGCCCTGAGAGTGTTACGAGCTTTGTTAGATCTTTGGGTCTGCCTTTCAAGGTCCGAGATTACCAACTCAGAGCAATTTTCCAAGCACTTAAGCATCGTAGGAAGTTACTACTATCCCCCACAGGATCGGGAAAGTCCCTGATTATCTATTGTCTGATCCGATGGTATATGGAGAAGGGTCTAGATACCCTCATCATTGTCCCCACAACCTCCCTGGTTGAGCAGTTGTATAAGGACTTTGAAGATTATGGTTGGAAGGCAGATGCGTATGTCCACAAGATCATGGGTGGGCGAGAGAAGTATGTGAAGCACCCTGTAGTGATCTCCACCTGGCAATCGATCTATAAAGAGCCACGCAATTTCTTTGAGAGGTTTGATGCTGTCATCGGTGATGAGGCACACCTCTATAAGGCAAAGTCTCTTGTGGGTATTCTCACTAAGATGACTGATACAAAATATCGCGTTGGACTTACTGGCACCCTAGATGGATTGCAGACACATCAGTTGGTCCTGGAGGGATTGTTTGGTGCATGTGATCAGGTCACCAAGACAAAGGAATTGCAAGACAAAGGTCACCTCACACAACTAAAGGTTAAGATCCTTCTACTGAAGCATGGATGGGTCCCGTTTGATAGTTATCAACAGGAGATGGATTACATCGTTTCACACGAGAGGCGAAACAAATTTATCACCAGACTGTCTTTGGATCTTGAAGGTAATACTTTGATTCTCTTTAACTACATCGAGAAGCATGGTGAGCCACTATACGAAATGATAAATAGTAAAAGAGGCGACCGTAAGGTGTTTTTCATCCACGGTGGCGTCGATATTGAGGACAGAGAAGAAGCGAGACAGATTACTGAAAGAGAAACTAATGCTATAATCGTAGCAAGTTATGGCACTTTCTCCACTGGTATCAACATTCGCAACCTGCATAATGTAATTTTTGCTTCTCCATCCAAGTCTAGAGTGAGAAATTTACAATCTATTGGTAGAGTATTGAGAAAGGGTGAGAATAAAGCACAGGCAGTATTGTATGATATTGCCGATGATTGCTCTAAAGGATCCCAGCATAACCACACTTTCAGACATCTTCTTCACCGCATGGCGATTTACGATTCTGAAGAATTCGATTATGAATTAACCAAGATAAAATTTAACCACAGATGATTAACTACATTCAACACGAACAAGAGTTTTACGGGGTCATCAAACTTATCTCTGGTGAGGAAGTCTTGGGACCCATGCTGGCGACAGAGGAGGAAGGTCAGACTGTGATCTTTGTCTCCCACCCCGCAAAACCCCATAGCACATTTGTTAATAAGAGCGAGACCCAACAGGGGATTGCCATCGGGTTTACCAAGTGGATGATGTTCGCTGAAGAAGATTTTTACATCGTGAATGAGTCTGATGTTGTTTGCATTGCTCCTATGAGTGATGATGCGATTCAGATGTATAAGATGTGGTTACTGCGAGAGTATGGCAAAGACGCCGATGATGATTACTTCCACGCTTCGATCAACGAAAACATGGGTTTAGTTGGCAAGGTTGATGAATTGAGAAAGCAACTGGAGAAGCAGTGGAAGAATAGTAATAGTGTTGACTAATACTTAAATATAAGTTATATTAGTCACATGAATTGTTACGTCAATACATGCAGACTTTTTACATGCCACAAAAAAGGAAGCAGCACTATGTAGATAATAAAAGGTTTCTCGACGAGCTCGTTGTCTATAGACAAGCCGTCAAGATTGCTGCGTCCGAAGGCAAACCTAAGCCCAGGATTAACAATTACATCGGTGAATGCTTCCTTAAGATTGCTACACATCTTTCTTATCGTCCTAACTTTATCAACTACATGTATAAAGAGGACATGATTTGCGATGGTATCGAAAACTGTGTCCAATACATCGACAACTTCGATCCTGCTAAGTCAACTAACCCATTCGCATACTTTACCCAGATCGTTTACTATGCATTCCTGAGACGCATTGCTAAGGAGAAGCGTCAGATGGACATCAAAGATAAACTGATTGAGAAGAATGGTTACGACGAGGTGTTTTCGATTGACGGTAGTGACGACTACGCTACAATGAATTCGATCAAGTCTCGGATCGAGACCACTATGAGGGGTTAATGAATGCCAGATGTGAAGATACACGAGTATGACAAGTGGGTTACTGACTGGTCAGTCTTTGTCGGTGACGAAGATCTGGGTAAGGTCAGACTTGTCAAGACTCGTTTCGGTATGCACAAGAGTTATCACGAGGATGGTAGGGAGTTGATTCTTGCCATTGAATACGATCACTGCTTGAGTGCAACCTATTGGCATTTGAAATGGAAGCGTGATGGTTACGAGCCACCTGTGGGCATGGAGGATGTCAAGACCTACGACAGTGTTGTCGGAGGAAAACTGTGATACAATTGAAGTCCACTGGTATTGGTTATGAATATACTGCTCATTACGGATCAGCATTTTGGAGTAAGGAATGACAACCTTGTCTTCATTGACAAGTATAGGCAGTTTTATTCCAATGTAGTAATCCCAACTATTGATAAGTTGGGAATCACCGAAGTCATTGCTCTCGGAGATACCTTTGATAGACGCAAGAGTATCAACTTCAATTCACTCGAAGCAGCAAAGGAGATGTGGTTTGACGCTCTTGCCGAGCGTGGTGTGCATCTCACGATGCTGGTAGGTAATCATGATATCTACTACAAGAATACTCTTCGCATCAATGCCCCAGATCTCCTTCTCGGAGAGTACAGCAACATTGATGTCGTCGATGTGCCTTGTCAACGTAGAGTTGGTGACACTGATATACTTCTTCTGCCTTGGATTTGTGATGACAATAGATCTTCCACCATGGCAGAAATCGAGAATAGTGATGCATCTATCTGCATGGGCCATCTTGAGCTTAACGGTTTTGAAGCTCTTCCTGGTCACCGTATGGAGCATGGTGACGACCCATCCATATACTCAAAGTTTGATCTGGTCTGCTCAGGACATTTTCACATGAAGTCCCGAAAGGGACATATCAACTATCTTGGTAATCCGTATCAGTTATACTGGAATGACTACGGTCAGAAACGTGGATTCCATATCCTAAATACTGATACAAAGAAGTTAACCTTCCATCGCAACCCATACGATATCTTCCAGAAGATCTATTATACCGATGACTGCCTAGAGCGTGTCAAAGAAATGGACTTGAAAGGATCTTATGTGAAACTTGTTGTTGAGAATAAGGATGATCAACTTAAATTTGATCAGACCATTCGTTACCTTCAGCACTGTGAAGCAGCAGATCTTAAAATCATCGAAGATACCACCTATGAATTGGGTGAAGATGTTGACGATGTTGAAGTGGAAGATACTCTGACAATTCTTGAGAGGTGCGTCTCTGACATGCCAAACAAAGATTCTATCTTTGGAATTCTCAAGTCTCTCTATGTAGAATCGCTTGAAGTGTAATGTCGAAGAATGACCCAGATAAAATGTATGTCCTCGTGGACGAAGAGAGCGGTGGCGTATATGCTGTCTGGGATGAATCTTGTCAAGAAAGAATCGTCCAACTCTTTGTTGCCAACGACGACGCAGTGAGGTATCATGGTTTACTTGAAGCGATGGACTTCCCAAGACAACTTGAGATCTCCGAAGTGGACAGACATGATGTCATCGAAAACTGCAAAGCACACGGGTATCGATACACCTTGATTTCCGAAAATGACATTGTTATACCACCCGCAACCTTAACAGAATGATTGTATTTGATAAAGTGAGATGGAAGAATTTTCTTTCCACTGGTAATGGATTCACTGAGGTTAATCTAAACACACATAGATCCACTCTTGTTATTGGATCAAACGGTGCAGGTAAGTCCACCATGATGGACGCCTTGTGTTTTGCTCTGTTTAACAAACCTTTTCGTAAGATTAACAAACCACAACTTGTTAACAGTATTAACGAAAGGGAATGTGTAGTTGAAGTTGAGTTTAGTATTGGGTCTACTGTATACAAAGTAGTAAGGGGTATTAAACCAAATGTCTTCGAGATCCACAGAAACGGATCACTCATCGATCAGGATGCAGCGAATCGAGACTATCAAAAATACCTTGAGCAAAGCATACTTAAATTTAACTTCAAGTCTTTTACTCAGGTTGTTATTCTTGGTAGTAGCACTTTTGTGCCTTTCATGCAGCTTCCTGCTGCTTATAGAAGAGAAGTTATCGAAGATCTCCTGGATATCCAAGTCTTCTCGCGGATGAATATGCTCCTTAAGGATAGGATTAAGGAGATCAAGACAGAAATGAATGAGTGTGAGCACGCTGTAGCTCTCGCACAGAATAGATACGACCTACAAAGCAAGAATGTGCATCGTTTGAGTAGTGTGTATCAGCAAAATAAGGACGAAATTGCTGCAATGCAGTCTTCATGGAAGACTGATATCCGAAATTGCGAGAAGGACATCGAGAAAACGCAGATCCAACTAGAAAATGTGGGTGATCTACTAGCAAAATCTGCTGTAAACAAGGACCAATACCACAAAATGAGGGATCTAATCTCTCAGGTGAAGCAGAAGATTCAATCTAACCTCTCTACGATAGAATTTTTCACTCAGAATGACACCTGTCCAACTTGCACACAGCAAATTAACGCAGAGTGGAAGGATTCTCACGTCTCTGATCTAAAAAGTAAGGATGAAACTTACTATTCTAAGTTGGAATTGATGCAACCTGCTCTCGAATCTATCGAGAATAAGGTAAATGCTGATACTGAGAATGCAAAACTCTATGAGTCTCTCAAGAATGAGTTGAAAAACCTTAGAAACAACAAGAGAGCAGCAGAAACTCGCTTGAATGAAACTACTATCAAGGAAGACACTCAAGCACTTAAGTGTGAGCAAGAATCCCTAGAGAAATACAAGGAAGATCTTGACGCAAAACTCGAAGAGTGTGCTAAAGTAAACTCGAATCACCAAGATTATTCCATTGTGTCAAAACTCCTGAAGGATGGTGGCATCAAGACCAAGATCATTCAGAAGTTTGTCCCAGTGATTAACCAGAGGATCAATAAGTATCTTCAAAGCATGGATTTCTATGTCAACTTCACCTTAGACGAGAATTTCGACGAGAAAATTATGTCACGCTACCGCGATGACTTTTCTTATGCGTCCTTCTCTGAGGGAGAGAAGCAGAAGATTGACCTTGCTCTACTCTTTACATGGAGGGATGTCGCCAGACTTAAAAATTCTACCTCCACCAACCTTCTGATTCTGGATGAAGTGTTTGATTCTAGTCTCGATAGCACTGCCACAGAAGAATTGCTTAAGATCCTGAAGGGTTTAGGCACAAATACTAACTTGTTTATCATCTCTCACAAAGGGGAGTTGCTTTTGGATAAGTTTGAGACTACAATCGAATTCGTTAAAGAAAACGACTTTTCCTCTTTGCGTATGGATGCCTGAGTATGAAACACATTTTGTTTACCCTTCGGGGTTGCACAAAGAGTTTACTAGATGATGAGAATTTTGTGAGGGATACTGTATATCAGGCATCTGTTAAGTGTAATTCTACCCTGTTAGCGTTAAATTCCCATAAGTTTGATCCACAGGGAGTAACTTGTATTGCCATGCTTGCTGAGTCACATATCAGCATTCATACTTGGCCAGAGAAAGGCATGGCAGTCTGCGATATCTTTACCTGTGGTGATCATACACACCCCAAGAAGGGTGTTGAGTATATGAAGATGATGTTTGATGCTGATAGTATTACTCACAAGTCATTTAAGCGACCACTAGAATGAAGAATAAATACGAAGTGACATACCATCTTCCCACTACGGGGGCAAAGCGTCACAAGACCACAGTCACTGCGGTCCATCAACTAGAAGCAAAGAAATTGTTTGAAGCATCGATGCCTTCAGCACAGTTTCTCACTGCTCGCCAGTTACCAAACTGGCACTCGTGACCTCCCTCCTCCTGGTGGGGGGTCTTATAGTATGTGGGTAACCGACAGAGACGAATGACACTCCAC